TTTTCAAACTGGCGGGCCTGGATGCGTTCGATCTCGCGGGCGGCGTCCTCGATGGGGAAGCCGGCCTCGTCGAGCATCTGCACGCCGGTCTCGAGGGACATGACGCCCTTCTCGACGCCGGTGGCGACCAGCTCGAGGACGGAGGCCTTGTCGGTGGGCTTGTACGAGCCGAACGCGAGACGGGCGGGCATGACGGTGACACCCGTCCAGTCGGGGTGCTGCCCAGCGAGGTAGAGGCGTTGCACGAACTTCAGCAGCAGGGCGTACTTGTGGTCGCGGGCCAGGCGCATAGAGGCGATGAGCGCGTCGAGAGGTCCGAGGGAGACGTCCATGGCGTACCCGGAGGGCGCCTTTGACGGGTCGAGAGTGCCAAGGGCTACCGCAGGGAGGCGTGCAACCTTGGCGGCGCGGTCTTCGAGGTCGTGGATGTGGTTGCGGAGTTCGGCGAGGTTCTTGCTGGTGTCGAGGGCGCCCATGCCGCCGCCTTCGCCGAGCTTCCACACCAGGCCGGGGGCCACGCTGTGCAGTTCGGTGCCACTTCCGGCGGCCTTCCCCCAGATGCCGACCATCGGGGATCCGGTGGTGGCGGAGGCCTTCGCAGAGTCGGTGTCGCTGCTGGAGAGTTCGTCGAAGATCTGCAACACCTTCGCCAGGCTGCTCATCCCCCAGTGCTCCTCCGCCGGGGGCACGGTGTTGGGGAGGTGGATCACCGGGACGAAGTCGATGAGCAGGTCGAGGTGGTCGAGGACTTCGCCGTCGCCGCGGGTCGCGAACGTCGCCGTCTCCGTGGACAGTGAGTCGACGTCGGGGCTGCCCTTGATGTCCTCGAGGAGCCACGTGGCGTCAGTGAGGTAGCAGGTGACGTAGGACGGGGCGTCGTTCCACGGGTACTGGCGGGCGATCGCCCCCGTCTCCGGGTAGTACAGGTCGCCTGGGGTGAGCGGCGGAGGCACTTCGGCGTCCGGGTTGTCGGGGTCGGGGTCCGCGAGCGGGAGCGGGGCGCGCACGGCACGCCTTCCCGTCTCGTCTACACCCGAGGCGGTCGCGGGCCGGATCCAGTCCAGCTCGTAGGTGATGCGCCGCAGCCGTGCCTTCAGCCCCTTGCGTTCGTTCGCCGGGAGCTCCCAGGCGAAGTGGACGCGGGTGGGGTAGTCGCCGGCGTCTCCGTCTTCGGGGAGGACGGGGAAGTAGAAGCCGGGGTCGTGGACGCGCAGGACGGGCCGCATCTTGCCGGGCTCCCAGGCGAGCCGGTACACGCCGTCGCCGAGGCTGACGGCCTTACGCTCCGTCTGCTGGACCCGCATGGGCAGGAGTTCGTCTTCTGCCCAGTCCCGGAGGAGTTCCTGGACGCGGGCGGCCATGGCCTCGTCGGGGGTGGGGGTGTCGCTGTCGGTGTCCGCGCCAGCCACTGTGATGGTCTGCTCGCGGCCGAGGACGTGGGACATGACGGTGTCGACGAACATCGATGGGTCGCCGAACTCGCGCTTGTCGGATGCGTGGATGTCGCCGGCGACTTCGGCGAGCTCGGCGGCCTGGTTGTTGTCGTAGGCGGCGAGGAGCTTGTAGGCGGCGAGGCGCTTCTGGTCCTCTTCGGGGACCCACATGGCGTTGGCCTCGGGGAACGCCCGCCGGTTGGGCATCCCGGGGGTTTCACCGTGGCTGGTGCCGGAGTACACGGGCTTGTAGTTCAGCCACGACCAGGCGTCGATCACGACCTCGCGCAGGCGGCCCACCGCTACTCCCTCAACTGCCGACAGGCCCCGCGCCTGTGATCAGGGTACGGGCGTCGGCCGAGAAGGTTCCCCCGGCTGGTCGTCCATGGGTCTAGGCGCTGGCGTCGCGGCGGTGAGCGTCAAGAAGTCAATTCACCCGCACGAGTGACGATTTCGGGGAACGCGACCCGACAATCCGCGCGGTCAGGGGGTCTTGCCGGGAATTCGTGCCAGGGAGGTCCGGAGGTGTGCTTCGCAGGCCTTAGACTTCCATCGGGTGTTCGTTATCGACGTGTTCACCACCTTGCCTCCGGCCGCCGCGGCCCGGAGGAACAGGCCCGCTCCGGGAGCGTTCTTCCCCTGGGCCGAACAAGAGGTGATCATGAACAACGAACAGCCGGACTGGAACTTCTGGTGCTTCATCACCAGCCTCCTGGACCTCTACCTCCAGTTGGCGGCGCACCTGTAGTTCCGAGCCCGGCAGCCCGCTAAGGGACAGACCGCCTCCCAGCCAGGGGGGCGGTTCTGTTTTGCCCGGCGCTAGCGCATCTGTAGATGCGCTGACGCCTCAGCCAATGTACATCGGTTTTGCTATTTAGCCGAACCCGCAGAACCCAAATCAGCGACCGTGAGCAAAGTTGCTAGCGGCCAACATTGCGGCAACTTACAAATCGTCAGATCAACGATCTAGCAGATGTAGCTGCCATGCCTCCGCATTGCTGACCTGCGGTGATGCGTGCCTGCTTGTTGGGTAGCGTGGTGGCTGAGCCATCAGCGTTGGCTGCTGACCTGGCGACTAACGGAGATGGCTTGTCCACTGTCCGCAGTCCGCTAGCGACGTCCCCTCAAACGCTGGTCGCTGTAGTGCTGAGTGCCGAGCCCCTGCTGCGCCGGGTCGGCGAGCTCGGTGAGGGCGTGCACGGCTGCGTCCATACGGTCTGGGGAGTCCATGCCGGGTAGCCAGGTGACCATCTGGCCCTCGAGGTCGGTGAACTCGCCGACGTGGTGGACCTTGCCTTGCTTGTACAGCTGGGCGATGGGCTCTGCCCTGAGGCGTTTGCCTTGCTTGGCGTGCACTTCGATGATCGACGGCATGAGCAAGCCGTTCGTTTCGCCCTGGCGGGACAGCTCCTGCCAGCCCTGGACGACGATCTGACGGGCCATGTCGCCGCCAAAGTTCCGCTCCACCAGGATCGCGTCTGCCTGCCGTTCGATGGCCAGCTTGCAGACCTCCACTCCCCAGGTCTCGGCGCCCATGGTGCGGGAGCGGTCGTCCAGGACGTAGAGGTCGCCATCGGCGTCCCGGGCTGCGCAGACGAGGCCGACTTCGTCGTTGCGCAGCGAGTCGCCGCCGGCGTGGTCGACGGAGACGACGACGCGGGTGGGGTTGATGCCGGGCCACGCTTCGGGCTTGAGCCGGTTGCCGGTGATCCACGCCCATTTCCACACGCCTCCCTCGAGGGGGCGGGGCTTCTGTTGGTAGAGGGCGTACCAGACGCGTTCGCCGACGCTCTCGCGGATGTCGGCAAGTTCGTCTGCGTCGTACTGGTCGGGCCAGAGGGGGTCGCCGATGTTGCGGTGGAGGGGGTCGTCGGTGCTGTCGGCGATGGCGGGGAGGTCGATTTGGAGCCAGCGGTGGGGTTCGTGTTGGAGGAGCCGGCCGGAGAGGTCGTCTTCGTGCCAGCGGGTGTTGATGAGGATGAGGGAGGCGCCGGGGGCTCGGCGGGTGAAGAAGACGGAGCGATACCACTCCCAGACGCGTTCGCGTTGAGCGGGGCTGGCGGCGTCGTCGTGGCCTTTGAACGGGTCGTCGATGATGCCGAGGTTGAAGCCCTTGCCGGTGAGTCCGCCGCCGACACCGGCGGTGACCATGCCGCCGCGGACACTGGAGCCGCGCTTCTGCTCGAGGTCAAAGCGGTTCGCGGCGTGGGAGGCGGCGTGGAGGCGCACACCGAGGACGCCGGAGTATTCGCGAAGCTGGTCGCGAACCCACCGGCCGTGGTCGTCGGCGAGGTCGGCACCGTAGGAGGCGATCATCACGCGGTGCTCGGGGTGCCGGCGCAGGTACCAAAGCGGCCCCCAGCGTGAGGCGCGCTGGCTCTTGCCGTGCCGGGGTGGGCACGTGAGCATCACCTGCAACCGCTCTCCCGCTGCGATCCGCCGGAAAGCACTGTCAATCATGTCGAGGTGCGCGGCCTGCTTCTCCCGGCCTTCGGTGAGGACCGCTGCAAGGGCGCCCGGTGATCGATCCATGGCCATCTGCCGCTCGATGCGGGCCAGCTTCACGCGGGTCTCGGGGCGGGCCCGGGTCACGACACGGCGGCGCTGGGCGGGCGGCAGGGACCGGTAGCGGGCCTCCAGGGAGGCCTGGCGGTCAGCTTCCTTCGTCGTCACCGTCGTCCTCGTCGCCGCCCTCCAGGTCCTCCTCCTCGTCCAGGTCGGCGTCCGGGTCGATGGCGGGGATCTCGGCGTTCTCCTGGTCGGAGATGTCGATGAGGGCCATGAGTTCGGCTGTTTCGCCGCTGGAGAAGGGGATGGCGCCGCCGTCGGGGCCGGAGATCTCGGTGCGTACGGGGACCTTGAGGCCGAACAGGTCGCTGATGTCGGCGATGAGCTTTCGGGCCTGCTCGTTGGCTTTGAGGTCGCCGTCGTCGATGGCAAGGGGCATGACGGCCTTCAGGAGGGTTTCCAGGCGGGCGCCTTGGATGAAGCGGTAGAGCTCGGCGTCTTGGACCTCGAGGTCCTTGGCCTGTCGGGCGGCGCGGGACAAGTCGGAGCGGGCGGTGTTCGGCGACATGCCGTAGTGCTCGGCGATCTCGACCGCAGTGCGGCCTTGGATCTTCATGATGAGCATTTCGCGGCGCCGGTGGGCTACCAGCGCCGATTTGGCTTTGGAGACTGGCATGGCGGTGGGGCTCCCGCTCGATCGTGTGTGGTTGTCGGCCCCGCGCCTTGGTCGAATGATCGCCCATGTCCGGTCTGGTGTTCCCCCTGGGCGTGCGTCGGCCCGGCCACCGGGGGGATGGGGTGGCCGGGCCGTAGG